CAGGGGCCGACCTGCTGCTCGGGGACGTAGGTAATGCCGAGGAGGTTGCCCGACGTGCTGACGCACCAGACGATCGGCAACGGCGCCTTGGTGTAAGCGATATCGACGATCGAGTAATCGTCGAACAGGTGCGGCGCGCGCAGGCAAAGGTCGCCGGTGATGTAGCCCCCGGCGTCCTGGTTGAAGCCGAGCTCGCGCAGATGCCCGCCGCTAGCCGAAGCGAACAGGATATTGTTGTTGACGATCGCCGGCGGGGCGTGGCCGCAGCCGATCGCCGATTGCGGGCGCAGCGCGACGTCGGGGGTCAGCACCTCGCCGCCGGTTGGCTTCACCCGCCACTCCATCGTCTCGGCGAGCAGGATCAGGTCTGCCAGCGGGACGATATGCCGGATCTCGGAACGCTGTCGGGCGGCGATGCGGAACCGCACGCTATCGTCGTCGCGGCTCGGGATCGAGTAAGCGAGGTTGCTTTCGGTGCCTGAGCGCGTCGCCCAAAAGTAGGCCGGATCGTTGATCGTCGCGGCGAAGCAGCGGCGCTGTTCGAAGTAGGACACTGTGCCGGGGTAATCGGTCAGCGTCGAGAAGGGGTTGCTCTGGATCGGCGGCGTCTTGGATAGGTCGGGCGCGATGTTGTCGTCAGTGAACGACAGGGCCGTCGTCTGGCCCAAATAGCCGTAGACCCCGTTTTCCAGCTTGTAGACATAATAGCGCTGTGCGTTGGGCACCGCGGCCCACGCGATCAGGTTGTAGGCCCCGACGTCGAACAGGTTGTTATAACAGGTCGCAATACCGGTCGAGCTGATGCCGGGGGTCGTGACATACTTCTGCGCCGTGCCGCCGCCGGTGTAGGTGCTGAAAGCCGTGCTATCGAGCGTCAGCGTCACCGTGTAGGGGACCGAGCCCCCGCCGGTGATGTTGGTGACGGGATAGTGATTGCCGTTGACCTGCGTCATGCCGCCGACGCCGCTGAAGTAGGCGTTGTCGCCGACCGTGAAGTTGAGCGTTGCACTGCCGTCGATCGTCACGACCGCCGGGTTGGCCTTGGTGATGTTGGTGATCTGCTGGCCGCCGGTCGGCACGTCACGGTCGGGGGCGTGACTGATGCCTTCGCTGTTCTCATACTCGAAATAAGGCATCAGCTATCCCCCGAAGCAGCGCTCTCGTCAGCCCCGGTGACGGCCGTCACGACATAGGTCTGAAGGGTCGGCGTGCCTGGCGAAGTGACTGCGGGCACCGCTGTCGCGCTAACCCCGCTCGGCGGGGAGAGCTTCGAGACGAAGGAGATGGGGGCGTAAATCCACTTGGTCACGCCGTAGCGGCGCAGCTCGGCGGGTGGGTAGTTGTTGTGGGTAATCGTTAGCACGTCGTTCGACTGGATGAACTTCAAGTGCATCAGGTCGTCGGCGACGTAGGGATGAGGAATTTCGTAGGCAGCTGAGGGGATCGCGTACCAGTAGGCCGCGTTGGGTGGCGCCTGGTTGGTGTGCGCGACGAGGCAGTAGTAATTGACGCCGCCCTGAACTGCGAGATCGGCGACCGCGTAACTGGTGAGGTTCGACCATGCGGCAGCCGCGGGGACAAGGATCTGCGCGCCTTGCGCAATGAAGCGGAAATAGCCGGCGCCAACCTCGAGCACGACGCTCTGATCCGCGCGCGCCACGAACGGCAGCACGCGCACCGCCGTTGCGGTGGTCGGATTCTTGGCCTTGGTGATGAACCTGAGGCCGCCGCGGTTGGCGGCCGGGCCGTGCGGTTTGATGATCGCGTTGCGGCAGACCTGCAGGCCGGTCTGGTTCTTGAGGTCGTCGAAGCGCCCGAAGAACTCGGGCGTCACCTCGCCGCCGACGAAGGAGCGGGCATAGCTGCGCGCGTTCGGCACCTAGCACCTCGCCTGAATCGAGCTCGGCAGCTGGTCGAAGTTACGACGCTGGTTGAGCGCGTCGAGCTGCGCAGCGAAGCCGACATACGCCCGCCACACGCTGAACCAGTACTTATTGGCTTGTTGACCCGTCTCACCCTTGAGCACCGGCCCCGCGAGCATCGAGGCGAGCAGGTAGGATAGCGCGACCACGAACGACGGAGAGAACTTGCTCGTGTCGTCAATTTGCCGGGTGTAGAGCAGGAACGGACTTTCGAGATCGCACATCAGGATCTTCTGCCCGTTGGCGTCGGTTTCGACCTCGAACTCGTCGATGCCGGTGAGGTCGCGGCGCCAGTCATCGGGGAATACGCGCAGCACCTTCAGGCAATCGGCCGGGAGCGCGTAGACGAAGGAATAGTCGTTGACCGCATCCAGCGTCTCAGTCAGCTGAACCGTGCGCTGCGCGAAGTTCCACGCATGAGCTTCAAGGCACATATCGCGCGCGATCGGGTAGAAGCGCGCGCAATGCTCGGCCTGCACGCTGCCGTCGGGCGGGTTGAACGACGTGATCGTTCCGTCCTCGCCGAGATGCGCGAGGGCCAGGTTGCCGATGTCGGTGTCCGAGGCCACTGGTCGCTATCTCCTAAACAAAAAGGGGCGGCCCGTTGGTGAGCCGCCCCTCGCTTGGTTCCAGATGAGCGGCTGCCCGTTAGGCCAGCTGCTCGCCCTCGGCGGCTTCAGCTTCGGCAGGAGGTGCCTCGGCTTCAGCTTCGGCAGGAGGTGCCTCGGCTTCAGCTGCCTTGCCTTTCGCCTTCTTGACCGGCTGCAGGTTCTTGCCGGGCTTGCCGTCGTATTCGACCCGAGCGCCGGGCTCGACGAGCGAGTTGTTGATGAACGACGTTTCGAGGACGATATATTCGGCCATAAATCCCCCTTATGCGACGGTGAAGCCCGACTTGTAGGCGGGCTGCGGCAGGTCGCCGTGACGACGCTGCAATGCAGTGAAGAAGCTTCCGGCCGAGCCCGCGCCGACGATGACGTACTGCACGCCGACGTAGCGGCGCAGAGCGCGCGGATCGACCGGCGGAACCGGGACGACGACCTGGGCGCCAGCGGCGAGCTTGGCGATCGGGATTGCGCCCGAAGATCCAAGCACCGTGACGTTGGTCGTCAGCGCGGCGTCGTCAGCCGAGATGTACTGAATCTCGATCGAGGTCGCGCCGACGAATGCCGTTCCGACCTGGGCGACGATATCCAGTTCCTCGCCCTTGCCGAGGTCGGTCGGCTGCGCCGCGCCAAGCCCGCCGGTCGTGTCGATGCTGTTCGACCCGAGGACAGTCGTGCTGGTCCCGGTGACGGTCTGGTAGGACACCGCGCCTGCGGCGTTGAACCCGCCCGAGAAAACGTTAAGTGCGTCAATCGCAGCCATTGGTCAGTTTCCTTCTTTCTCAGACAGTTAGACAACGCGAGCTTCGGAATTGAGCAGGGCGTCAACCTTGCGCAGCGGGATGCCGTCGAACGACGTCCAGCTGTGGCTCTGGCCGAACTGGTTGAGACCCTGCTCGATCGCGAGCACGTTGCTTGTCTTGTTCATGGCCGCGATGCGCAGCATCGAGTGCATCGTGCGGTTCATGTAGAAGGCCGGGCGGCACATTCCGCGCGACGGCAGACGGTCGACCGCGCGGGCCATCAGGTTGATGATGACGGTCGCCGCCGAAGCAGCCTGCGTTCCGGTCTGACCGACGAGATCGCTGACGTCGATGTTGCAGATGCGGACGATGTAGCGCCAGTCCTTGACGACCAGGCCATTATCCCACTGGTACAGCGACTTGACCGCGCGGTAGGTGTTACCGTTCGAGTCAAGCACGTCGTCCTCGCCGAGGTCGCGGACCTGAAGGCCGGCGCGCGAACCCTTCGGGAAGATGCCGAAAGCAGTGCTTTCGCCCCAGCCCACGAGGACGATCGAGGCGTTGTCGGTGCCGGTGCCGCCGGCGTCGATGATGTTGGCCGCGTTACCCGCGCCCGAGATCACGCCGTAGCGCGGCATAAGGCCGAGATATTGCCGCGGGTCGGTCGCCGGGTTGCCGTAGAACACGCCCTGCGCCTGGGCCTGGTTCATCGCCTCGATGAAGGCCGAGTCCTCGGACAGGCGGAAGCCGTCCTTGTCCTCGGCGAGATCCATCAGCTTGGCGTCGATGTGGCTGCGCGCCTCGAGCATACCGATCTGCTCATCGACCTGCGTGGTCTGTGACTTGCTGGTCGGAACGCCCTGGTTGAGCGCGCGGTAGTAGATCGTCGGCAGGCCGGTGCGAATGACGACGCGGTGGCCGGTCGGCAGGTTGCCCGGCACGAACACCATGTCCTCGAGGATTTCGTTGGTCTGCGACAGAAGCTCGGCGACTGCCGGCACCTTGCCGTCGGGATCGAGACGCTTCGCGTGATCGGCGAGGGTCAGCTGCCCGGTGGAGAGAACGGCCATCGTCGATTACTCCTTGTCTTTCGCGAAGATGCGCTTGGCGAGTGTTTGGGTGGGGGTCGCGGCGTTGCTACCGACGACAACTTTGTCCTCGGACACGGACTTGCCGGCGTTCGCGCAGAAGCGGACGAACTCAGGATGGTTGCCGAGGCCGGTTTCGTTCAGGAGCTTGATGAAACTCTCGGACCCGTAGGCACTGATTGCCTTCTTGGCGGTGCCGAGAGTGGCGTCGAGCTTGTCGCCCCCGATCTCGGGGTCAGACTTAGTTTGGTCGACCCACTCGCCGCGCAGGGCAACGATCGCCTCGACGTCGCGCTGGCGCATCTTGGCGCCAAGATCGACGACACGCTGCGCCTGCTCCTGGGTGAGATTCAATTCCTTGGCTGCAGCCTTGAACTCGCCAGCCAGCTCCGCGTCGAGCTCGATGCCCTCGGGCATGGCGAACTCGGCATATTCTTCGGGGGCGCCTTCGGCAGTCTCACCCTCGGCTTCGCCCTCGGCTTCGCCCTCGGCTTCGCCCTCGGCTTCGGACGCCTGCTCAGCGGCTTCGCCTTCAGCCTCGCTGCCCTCGGCAGCCTGCTCAGCGGCTTCGCCTTCCTGCGTCGCGCCGTCGGTAACGAGCGTGCCTTCAGCAGCAACGGCAGCTTCGGCCTCAGTCCCTTCGACCGCTGCTTCTGCGCCTTCAGTGCTTGCCGCTTCTTCGCTCATCTGCCGTCCTGACCTGCGATGATCCGAGCGGTGGCCTCGGGAGCGGCACGAAGGAACTTGCCCAAGTGGGCGTGTCCGACGTTGCGCTCCCCTTCGCGGAAGGCCGTCGACAGCGCCTCACCAGTGTAGGAGGTCCGCCAGACGCCGCTCCGCTCAAGCAGCCGCCGCGCGATGCGTTGGCCCCGAGGGTCGCCCATGAGCCACCTCAGATCTGCGTCCTCCGTGAGTGCTTCCGCTTCGAGGTCAGCCTCGGACGGGGACTCGTGGAGGTGCAGCTCCAAATCGCTCATTGCAGGGAAAATAGGCGGGGGCCGCCCGACCAAGCGTGCGGCTTGCTTTCATACGAAATGCGTATAGAAAGGTAGGTGCTCGGTAGGCAGGAGGATTAGTGCCTGACAGTGTTGCCGCGCCGGCGGTGT